CCTCGAACGAAGAGGATCTCCTCCTCGTTAAAGATTTTCATCATGTTCGCCTTCACGACACTGCTGACGTAGTCGATCAGGTTGCCCGGCGGCTGCGACTGCGGGAAGTTGATGTTCCGCGTCCCCGCTTGCAGGAAGAACATGCACTGCGTGAGGATCTCCTTCGCAGATTGCGACAGGTTGTTGACGGCGGGCGTGCCGTCCAACTGATCCGGCTTGTAGAGGGAGGAATCTTCGCCGTGCCCGTAGAGAATCGGGTGACGAACGGTCTCGGCGTCGTTGACGACAAAGACGCGGCCTTGCGAGGCTGCGGCCTTGAGGAACTTCTCACCCGAATCGGTGAGCGCGTTGATGGGATCGCGGCTGTAGGTCTCAATCGCGGTTGAGACCAGCGTATCAAGAGTCTGATCGTAGGTTGGGACTGCCATGAGTCTGCGGGGTTAGGAGTTTTGGCCGGTCATGGATTGCTCTAGTGCTCGACGCATCCGATTGTCCAAGGTGTCGCCCGCCGCCGTGCCAGCGTTCATCTGAATCGTGCCGTCCGTGTAGCGGACGGAGCCATCGGGCGCAGGTGCGCTGCGCGTTAGGCCACTCTTAGGCGCGCTGCTGGAGATTGTGTTGGCTCCAGACATTGCGATAAGAGTGCGAATGCCCGCCTCAGTAAGCAGGATTTCAGGCGTGAGCTTGCCGTCGCGGACAGAGTCAACGTAGGTCTGTTGGACCTTCGTGTAACCCTCTGAGCCGGGGTGCAGCCCCTCGCTGCCAAGGACGCTTAGGAACGCTTCCTTGGCTGTTTCGCGGCGCTGATACTCGGCGTCCTTTTGGGCTAGCAACTCTTCGATCTGGCTACGGTTCATGTAGCCGTCGTCTTTGAGCCGCTTGCTTTGCCTTTCGTCGTGCCTGCTGACGGCGTCGTTGATCGCCTTGCTGACGTAGGACTCAATCTTGGAACGGACTTCGCCGTCCACATCGAGGTCATCCAAAGAACGAAGTTTCTGCTCCGTAGGGGCTGCTTGCGCAGCCGCATTCCCCGCTTCCTCAGCCAAGTCTACCTGCGGTGCAGGCTCAGGGCTGGGAGTTACAGGTTGCGCTTCCTCGGTGGCTGGTTGTTGAGTTTCTTCTGACACGGTTACCTTTTAGGCTCGGTTAGGAGATGGCTACTCAACGCTGAGTAGACTAAGTGTTTAAATGTCAAGCGTCAAGATGCTCGACGTCGGGCAGGCGTTGGTGCGCCGGGATGGTGGCTTTGCGCTTGGCGTCCTTGGATACGAAATCTCCCGTATCCAGCGAGATGCCGTGCTTCTTGTAGACCTTCTCCATTTGGGTTTGAGAGGTCACGAAGCGGTCGGGGTGCTTTGGGTGTAGCTGGGGCACCAGCTTGCCGTGCGACCAGTTTCCTTCCGTAGAGACGAATCCGCCCAGGCGTTTAGACCGAACATCCTGCTCTTGCTGCACGCTGCCGCAGTCGGGGCAGGGCTCGGGGCGGGAGGCTTCGGCCATGCGCTTGCTGACCTCGAAGGGGCCGCACTTGGGGCATCGGTAGGGGTAAAGCATTAGTAGGTGGTCTCTCCGATGCCGCCTTGGGGCATGGCTTGCGGAGTTTGGCCGGTGGCGAGGGCCGCCTGCATGTTGTTGTCTACCTCGCCGGGGCCAGCGCCGATGCCGGGGATGATGTCGCCGCCCTGGGCCGGGTTGATGACCTGTTGGCGGCGGGCTGCATACATGCGGTGCATGTCGAGGGCTTGGCGCAGGGCCATAAGCTCGTATTCGTCGGCGTTGCGGCTGACGGCTAGCTCCTGCATCTTGGAGTAGTAGGCGACATACATGTCGTGCTGGTCGTCCTCGAAGACTGCGATGGGCTCCTGCGTCTGGAGGAAGCGGATGTAGCGCTCTTCGGGGCCGAGTTCGATGGTCGGAGCGTCGAGGAAGATGTTGGCGTCCTCGATTCCCATGGCGTTGCCGAGTCGGCGCAAGGCTTCGCGCGTCATGCGCGGGATGCCGCCTTGGAATGCCTGTTGGGCGTTGGTTGTGACCGTGAGCCACTGCATGAGGGCTTGGATGTCGCCCGCGTTGGACAGGTGACCAAGCTCGACGGGGTCTACGTCGAAGCTAAAGCACGCCGTCATGGGGTCGGGGACGCGGATCGTGCGAATGACGCCGTTGGCGAGCGGGATTTCGACCTGCTTACCGAAGATTCGGCGCTGATACTTGAAGCCGATCTGCGCGATCTTGGTCCACATGGACGCCATGATCTCCAGGCGGTCGGAGTTGCGCTTGGATGCGGCGTCCGTGATGGCCGCAGCCTCGGTTGCGCTCTTGCGCGGGTTGGTTGCCATGCCCCGATCGCTCGGAGAGACGCCCGTGACGTCGTCAAACAGGCGCATGTAGGTCTGGAGCGCCGCCAAATACTCGTTGAGCACCGACGATTGCTCAACCGGGCGCATTGTGGCGTTGACGCCGCGCGTGTTGTCGTCGGGATCGACGCCGATAAACACGGTTCCGCCCGGAACGACGTTGCGAACGGCCTGAATCGCGTCATCTTGGATGGCGTTCTTGTCGTAGAGCACCGTGTTGTTGCTCGTGCGCACTTCGCGGTCGATCTGCACCAGCGTTTGCACGATCATACGCATCAGCGGAATCCACGAGAGCACTTCGGCGGCGGGAACGTCCTCGCTCGGGGCAGGGTCGAGGAAGTTGCCAATGACCAGCGGGCATTCGGGGATGCTTTCAGTGCAGACGTAGGTGCCGACTGGACTGTCGATCTGCTCGGTGATGTTGACCTTGTTGAGCAGCGGGTCTTTGCGGCGGTGGCGCGTCACAAAAATGGACATCGGGCAGCCCTTACCCTTGGTGTCGTGCGTGAAACCGTCGTGGTAGCACTCGGTGACGCGCACAATCTCCCACGGATTGGGCGGGATGTCTTCTTCGTAGTCCGGCTTCCAGTGATCGGGCAGGTCGCCCCACTGCATGTCGTAGCAGTGCCAGAGGAAGCGGCGGTGGAAGGGCTCGTAGCCGCAGTCGCGTGCCTCGACCGCGCTGTATTTGACGCGGTTGTAGGCGACCTTCTCGTGCTCGTCGTAGGTGACCTTGACGCCGAAGTAGGGCGAGAGCAGGCCGTTAAACGCGGCCTTGCGCATGGCGGCGCGGAGGTCGCCGTGGTCGGTCATAATCCGCGTGAGCATGTTCTGCTCTTCGGCGAGGTGCGCCGCTCCAGGGACGCGGGCCTTGGCGCGGTAGCTCGGGACGCCGGGCGTCAGGTTGGCGACGATCTGGCGGATGCGCGAGAGGAAGAGGTTGGCCGTCGTCTCGGGCGGGCGCCAGGACAGGGTCGAGAGGGCGTCGGGGATGGTGTGGGCGGGGATGCCCTGCTCGCCGATAATGAGGCCCGCCGCCCCGCCAAGGGGGTCGCGCCCCGTATAAATGTCGTTGATAAGCCGTTCGTTGCCCGTAAGCGGCTCGTGTAGCGCGTCGGCGGCCTCTTGCAGTAGCGCGTGCAGCGCGTTGGCGGTCTCCTCGGGCAGCTTGTAGGGCTTACCTGTTTGGCCAGTAGTTTCGATCGGGTGCATTTGATGTCCAAACCTTGAGCGGATCGCGGCCAGCGTTGGGCTGCGTCTCGATTCCAGGGAGTTCGCCGCGCCGCTCGACCATCGTGGAGAGGAGGGCAAGCGCGGAGATGAGGTCGTCCGAGTTCGAGAGCGGGTATTCGATCAAGCGCTGGACGAGGATCTCTCTGCCGGGGAAGTCGTTGGGGAAGATGAGGTAGCCCTTGCGCATCGCCGTCTGCAAGGACATGAGGCGGAAGGCCAGCGACGAACTGCCGATCTTCTGGCCGCGTATTTTGACGCCCTTGATCTTACCACGTTCCTCTAGCCACGGCGCAAACAGAGCTTGGCTGGCGACCTTTTCAATCCAGATGCTCTTGAGCAGCGGGTGGCTGGGGCAAGCGATGTCTTCGATCCAGCAGGCGGCGGCGTCGGCGCCTCCGGGGATCTCCAGGGCGCGCACTGGCACGAAGATGTTGCGGTCTGGCGCAAAGCCCTTGAGGCCCATGGCGCGGGCCGTGAGGACGCGCACAACGACGATTCCGTTGAGGTCGCCCGTTGTGCCGTCGATGCGCGCGACAGGGTCGTAGAGGAGGATCTCTGGCCCGTCAGGCAGCTTCTTGAGGGTGAGGTCAGGGTCGGTGGCGGCGGCGACGAGGTCGGGCTCGAAGATGGCCTCTTCGGCGGGGACCGGCTCGCAGAGGTATTGCGCTGAGAAGAAAGTGCGGCTGAGCGCCTCCTGCTTTTCTTTGATCTCGTCGGCGGTCAGGAACGAGGGGCAAAGCGCGTAGGCGCCGCCAGGGCCGGGGCCCTTCTTGTCGGCGCGGTTGAGGACGGGGTGCACGCCGTCCCATACGCCGAAGCGGAACTGTGACCAGTCCTCGCGGCGCGATAGGAAGCTGGTGACGTCTTGGAAGGCCCAAGGGGTGCCGATGTGGTTGATCGGCGAGTCGGGCGCATAC